TGAGATCAGACTATCGCATCACCTTTCGGCGTTCTCTCGCTTAGTCGTTCAGGCTGCTTTCGCTTGCCCCTTGTTGGCATTTCAGCGTTCAAGTCAATCAGAGAGAATTTAAGCGGCTCCATTGTATTAAAGCCGCATCGATTTGACGCATCATTTACAAATCGATAAAATCCGCATGCGTTAAGATTCCTAGCTCACTGCACTTGCAGCGTCGAGAAGTCTCATACGGATCGTAGTATCGGGTCCAAGGCTCGTCGTGAAGTGCACACGATAGCTCGTCCATCCGGGGATCAACCCTTCAGGATCGGCAACAGTCGGCTCTGCGTTCTGCACGATGTTGCACTCGATGTTACGCCACTCACCGTTGCCATAGCCCACATCACCCTTCGCTCCAAGGTTGACGGAGAAGATACCGTCGCGCCCGAAGATATAGGTGCGGAGTGCGACCAGTCCAGAGTACCCACCGTAGTTCTGGGTCTGGGTGACGAGGTTCGTCTGGAAGAACTGAACGCCGGTAGACGGCAGTTCAATGACTTCAGTCAGATCGACCGAAACGAGACTTTCCATCTTCAACTGGCCCACCGGAGTGTGCTTCAGAATGTCGATGGGAGAATCGTTGCTGTTGTCAGCAATCACATCGCCCAAAGCGAACGGGTGTATGTATTTGTGTTTAGGCTAAATTAGACAGAACACATATGCCCCATTTCATCATGCAAATACTCTTTGCATCTAGGGCAATGATCTATATCTAAACCCTGATTCACATCAGGTGCACTCTCACAGTCGCCTGTGAGATCAGACTCTATCTTCACTTCCAGATCTTCGGAAGCGCTTGACGTATTAGTCGTTACAGATTTTTGATGGTGCAAAAGTTTCATCTCCTGATACATTTTTTCTCGCAAGTCAGGATTTTCTACTTTATGCAATCGAACAAACTTCAAGAGCAATTTTGCTTGTTCCCGTTTTTCTAATAGATACGGGAGTATCGCGAGCAAAAACTTCTCTCGGGATTCATTCGAATTCAATACCCATTTGTAGCAAATCTTGTTCGCACGTCTGTCACTGCAATAGTAAGTGCCGCCTACGACTTCAACCAACATTTTAAGCAACGGCAAATAGGTATTCGTCACACCCAGATTAGCGGTGTAGTGGAAACAATTAGTTTTGCTATTTTCGGGCCTTCGTATCTTAGATATCGTAAGGTGTCCCTCGCCATCGATAATTCCAGCGATATAGGCAAACTTCGTTTTTCTCATCAAATCTTTCCTCGGTATTGTCTGCTACTATATTAGTATAACAGAGGTCCACCGATTTAGTCAAGTTTTTTAACGCAGGAGCCATACTAGCAACCCGCACAAGCGGACATTGCCTTTTGGTTAACCCCTGCGAACGTCTTCGTGCCTTCGTCGAACGGACGCACGCTGCGACCCGCCAGCGACTGAACGCTGTTACGAATCTGAGAGAGCGACAGAGCGGTGAAGCTCGAAGTGCCCGAAGCGGCCAGTTCAGTAAGGACACTGGCATCGATGCTGGATGCACCATCAGCGGTTGCACGCACGAGTGCGGACAACGATTCGCCAAGGCGATACGACATTTCGCGGGCAACGTTCTCGACGGTGTTGTCAATGGCAGTCGCCAAACTGAGCGAACTGAAATTGGCGTAGTCAGCATATTCTCCAATCGTGGCAGTGGTCGTAAGAACACTGACAGATAGAGAACTGCCGACAGTACCTTCCGTAGTCTGGGCCACGTTTGCGGCCAACGGAACGTACATGAACCAAACGTGTTTTGGATTTAAGACTTACTGTCCCTTATGTCACCATAAGGTCGCTCTCATTGTCACCAATGAGTTCGGGCTCTATCTTTGTCATTACTTGTGAAGAAGTAATGACATTTAGCGTATTAGTCTCTACAGATTCTTCTCTCTGATTTAGAAGACAGCACTTTTGTACTAACTCCCGACGTTTTTCCTGTTCACCATAACCTAAACGACAGAAGTCCAAAGCGATTTCTGCTTGCTTTCGTTTGATTACGAGGTACGGAAGAATTCCCAAAAGAAACGATTCTCGATTCTTTTTACCGGAAGGATGCCAAACGTATTGAATTTTCTTGGACCAATCAGTGTGTGATCTAGTGTAAAATTTTCCACCAAAATTACCCACCAACCATTTCATCAAATTCATAGACGTGTTGTAAATTATAATTTGCAAAAAGAAAGCGGATTGTCCATCCGGCTGTCGTTCGTGCAAACACACACAACCTTCACCATCAAATATTCCGGCCACATACGGCCATTTACTGCTCATAAGAAGCCTTTCCTCGGTATTGTCTGTTGTCAGATGTTCACCGATTTAGCTAAATTTATTTAGTACGGGACCATCATGTAATCTCGTACTGATTACCTGAATTAACAGGGAGGTCCAAACGTTCTGAACAAGCAACGAATGGGGTTTGCGCCTTCAGGTTCTCACGGAATTTCTTCATTTATATTCCGTTATTGTCAGTATACCACAATACCCTACTCATGTCAACAGCCTGACGTTTACGACAAGAAATCGTAAAACTTTACCGTGGACTGAGGCAGGTTGGCTTGCTGGTTTCCTGCGGGTGAAAAACTCATTGGAGTTTTCCTCAATTATCGACGAGATGTAGGTTTTGGCGGCATTTTTTCCGCCAACTCATTTACATGTTTCGCAAATGCGGGATTCTGTAAATTCTTCCGATATACATCGGAAGGCATTCTGTCGATTTCTGCCATAGTCAATTTTTCTATCACGCCTGTAGGAAGCGTATCAGAACCCATGCTGGATGCTATACGATTATTAAAGCCTGATGGAACTGGACTAGGACGCTTTTCCGTCGGTACACTGACGGACGATTGCGACACAGGAACCTCGCTAATCCGAGCGGGTTCCGGTGCGGGTTCCTGCGATTTCGGAACCTCAACCCCGGGTGCTGGTACTTCCGGCACGGGTGTAACCTCACGCACGATAGGCGATGGAAAAAGCAATCCGGCTTTTTCCATCTCAACTTGGGCATACTCAAAATTCTTGACTGTTGGCTTTAGCCCATTTTTAACCATCCAGTCACAGACCGTTGCTATGTTCTCCTGACACTTGTAGAATTCAGGATGCTGTGCTAGCCACTCTTCTGCATTCTGACGTGCCATGAGTTGATGCGTTTGTAATTGCGTAGTATTTAGAGTATCTCGAAGGACACTCGGCTTTACGCCAACTGCGGATTCCAAAAGTCTATCGCGAGCAGATTCGAACTTCTCGGGGTCATTCAACTCTTGAGAAATAGCAAATCGTTCTTCCGCAGATAGTGGCTTCTCCGCAAAGTTTACAAGCGGCTGAATCTTCTCAATTTCAGGTGCGATCTCATCTTTCGTGCCGCGACCTAACCGATTTTCACGGGAGAGAGTTCGCATCTTGCGAACCAACTCCATATTCTGATCTCTTAACTTCTCGACCAATTCAAGTTCGGTAGTATACAGGATTACCTGCTTGCCACCGAGCGGTCGATTATGCTCATCTACCGGCTGATACTCATACCGCTTTTGTACCGGGGCGAGCGGATCGGGAACTGCCTGAACTACTGGCACTACAGGTGCCACAACTTCAGCAACCGGGGTTTCAGGAACCTCTACTTCTAGAACAACTGGAACTGTGCTCATATACTCCTCCGTATATACTGCTTGTACTCATCGGCGGACATGGCATCCGTCAAATCTATACCTTTCCAGAGTCGATGGACTCTGTGCATCTCTTCCGGCGAAAATTCCGCCGATGTAATCAACTCATTGTCTGGAGTAGGTGTCGCAGGAAATGGGTCTTTATAAACCCGACGACGATATATTAATCGTTCATCATGCTTACCTTTGATACCTTTTTCAGCTAGGACTTTCGCCACCCATCCGTCTTCAGATTTACCAAATATCGGTGCAGCAATTACCATATCCATACTCTGGGGGCTCAACCAATAGCCCGCCCCACCGTGCATGTACTCTAGATAATTTCCACCTACATACGCTCGAACTTTCATACCAACGTAATAGTATTTCTCAAAACCACTTTTTAGAAGCCGATCTAGGCGAACATAGGCATCGTCATCGCACTTGAAAAAATGGGTGTATCCATTTTCCTTTGCCCATTTTATCGCCGCCTGTACCTTAAGCGGCAGACCCATATATGTATCTGGTACTTCTAAAAAGACTTCATCCGGCAATGCTGTGCGATCCCCACCACCATAAAAGAATCGGACATGCTCATCAGACCATGTCTCACGTATTTTTTGTGGGGCGTATATGTTCTTATGGCATGTAATTACTGCGATTAGGAGTTTCAATTAAATTCCTCAATCACTGCGGTTACCGCGTCTTCCACGATATCCTGTCGGCGATTGTTGTAAGCATTGATCGAACACTCTTCTTGAATGCGCTCCATCAATCCTACATAAAACTGTGCTACTGCTTTCGCCAAATAATGATTGGCGCAGACTTCAGCGGAGTTAGCAGGGTTAGTGTTTATCAATTTGAAGTTGAACTTTCGAACTTGATCTTCCATGATCTTCTGTACGATATCGAATCCCCGTTGCTTTACATATGAAGAAAGAATTGCTTTTTCGACATCGTCGAGTTGTAATTCTACATCTAGTCCTTTCAATAGATCATTCTCAATTTTCAGCATTCTCCTCCTAACATCCTTACTGTATTTCGCCGTCCCAAACTTTCTTAAAGATTAGGGTAAGCCAAGCGATTACGCAGAATTCATTCGCCCATTGTCCGAGTTCGATGAGTCCGTCACCTATACTATAAATACCATCTTTGAAGTCAAACACATCCGCAAGGGAATTAAGATGAGTATCCTTCGTCATTACGCAATGGACATCGTCCAGCATATCCGCAGGTAACGTTGTCTGACCTTGTATTCCTCTAAGATCATCCAATTTAACGGGATTCATCATTACAGGGAATCGGTCATGGTTAGAGATTAGAACAGCTTCATTGCTGGCAATACCAAGACCAAGGGATGCCCACGGTGCAAGTAAAACCCAGAGGCAAGAGACACGGAGGAATCTACGAATTTTATTCATACAGCCTTTCCGTACAGGGCATTCATTTTCGTGGTCCGTAGACCCCTGCTCCACGTTACATCACCGTTGGCATCTGGCCTTCTAACCCACTTGTTGAGGGCTCTCCCAGAACCGTCTCGCTAAGCCCTGAGGCTTTTGCAGAGGCGATTACTAGATCACGCTTAATACGATTGTTGGATGACTGATCTTCCAATTCCTGCTTCTGTGCAAACTTGTCATTGCTCTGCTGTTGCGCGGCTTGCGTCCTCTGCGCGGCGATTGCAGCGGGAGAGTTCGCATCCTTTTTATCCTGCATTGCTTTCGGCATCGCCTTGACGATATCCTGTCCGTTCTTCCACTCAGAGGCTTCCATCCACATTTTGAAGACTACGTTGTAATCAATGTACAGACCCATCTCTCCTAATGCTTGGGTAAGCTGTGGGTTGTCAAGGAACTGCGTCAACATAACCATCGACTGAGCCATGGTTCGTTTCGCAGCCATGCTTGCGCCCGCTAGGACTTCGAAGTCCATTTGGGCGTCCCAATACCGCTGCATATCAAGGGCCTGTGTAAGCGGACTGCCGAGCACATCACCCAATATATGGATGATGCTCGCGTCAGACATTTTCGTAAATACCAACTCGTCCACGATATACAGGAACGGTTTGAAGACTTGCTCAATGAAATTATCCAATGGGCCGTCTAATCTTGTCGCACTAGCTGATGCCTGAATTGTAGCACCACCTGAGGTTCGACCCATGGAAGAACGTGGTCCTGCTGAACTGCCTTGAACTAACTGTTGATCTGCGCCAGATGACGATTCCGTCGCCTGCTCAGATTCTTTTAGTGCATTCCAAATGTCACCGGGAACCTTAGGCGTCTCCATTAGAGTGAAAGCCTTGTCCGTTTCCCCATCAACCGTCATGATCTTGCCGACGTTTGTTTTGACCATCTGTGTAAGGTTATTCCCGTCCCTACGTTTTAGGTAAACAGGATTTACGCCATACGAAAGGATTTTCAGGATAGCGTTAATCGTTCCTTGATCTACGCGTTGGTTCTGGCCGACAATAAGGCCGAGCCCCATGCCGAAGAATGCTTTCGGTCGATTCCACCAGTTGGATGAAAGAAATGGAATGCGTTTGAATTCATTGTCTCCGGTATAGATGACTTTCTTATTATCTAACACCCGGATTTTCCGTTTGCTGTCCCAATATTCCAACACCTCCAGTTTTGTGCGGAGTGGGTCTACTGAGTTCGCAACGTTTACATCCTGTGCGTGATGAACCGCACCCTTCATGTAAAGGGTTTGCTCTGTCTGCAAATTGCTGGCGGGAGCCGGGGGTTGAATCCACGCGTCTTTCAAATTCTCGGGGAAAGACCATCCATCCATTACAGATGCATCTTCTTTCGCAGCAAGTAACAATGCCTGCTGGAGATCATATAGTTCATAGAAGTCCATGTAACGAACGTCTACAACCCACTTCGCATCTCGGATATCGGGGACATCTAGTTTCGGGTCCACAAGAACTTTGTCCAGAGGACGATGCTCGAAGAATGGCATCGGGACAGATTTTACAGTTGTCGTGATCTCTGGCGGCTGGTCTAATGAAACGCTTATCGTAGTCTTTTGTCCGTCTGGTCCTACGTCTTCCTTTAGAATAGCGGCTTTGCGCCGGGACGTAACAATTTCAGTCCAGTCGTATCCCCACTTCCAAATTCCCGTTCCTAGGTGAGCCATTGTCTCAAGACCCCATTTTGTTTCGGTCTTGAATTTGCTCTTGTCCAGAATGTACGAAAATAATGCTGTCTTTGCATCAATTATATTCTGATGTTCGCCGGGTCGCGGTCGTAGAATCATCGGCGGGTCATCGTAAAAGAGACCTTTGTACAGTTGTGGAACTACTGAATTCACAATCTTCGCAACAGTAAACCGCTGTATATTCGGTTCGAGGACATAAGTATTGTCGTAAACAGTCATCGGACGCGGTGCTTGAAATAGAAGGTCGGCATCCACCGTTGTTGCTACTAGCACTTAGTAGGATAAGTCATTTCTGCTTATCTCATACGGTTACATTCCCGTATGGTCGGACTATCGCATCACCCATAATTAGGTGCCCGCTCATTTAGTCTCTCAGCGTGCCTTGCGGCTTCGCCCTTGTTGGCATTTCAGCGTTCAAGTCAATTAGAGTAGGTTTTACTGGCGCAATACTCTTGACGCCAGAGCAAATTCCCAAATTTGTTACTGCTTTCGCAGGATCAGACATTTCTGCTGACCTCTCACGGTTGTTATTCCTCGTAAGTTCGGACTATTGCTTCGTCTTTAGACGCCCTCTCACTTAGTCTCTCACGGTGCTTTCGCTTCCGCCTCGTCTCCATTTCAGGGTTCCGAGTCAATCAGAGTGGGTTTTAAAACAGCAGATTTTGTTTACTGTTTCTGGAGAAGAAAATCTCTCGCAGCTTGTGCAGAGCCGACGACCAAAGCTAAATCGGAGGATAATCCTTTTGGATCACCTTGAGTTCCTTTGATATCGCCCGCTGGGGTAAAATTTTCAGCAGTCAGTGGCTTGTGTGCGTTACCGTCCGACTGAATTTTTGCATCAGTCACTTCAGGCATGTGCCTCCCGTTCCTTTTTCGCAGCTCGATATTTTCGGTTTGCTAGAGCTGCCTTACTCGGATTTTCCGACCGTCTCCTGATATTTGATTCGATTACCGCAGGACACGGTATTCCTCTCTTGGACTCACTCAAATGCTTACGATGGTCTAGTGATTTGGGTCGTCCCGTCAAGGCTAAAGCAACGGCTAATTTTTGGTGTTCAGTATTCGTACATCCCTCACGAGTTGCCCCGCCTAGGCCACCTTCCGCCAAATTATAACCAATTTCCAAATCTCTTGAATCAAGAGTTTGAATAAAAAACTTTTCTAAGGCGTTCATTTGCTCTTTATCACAAGGACGAACTAGTGATGAAATCACAAACGCCTCAGGACCATATTTTCGTATGGCACGGTATAGAAGCGGCTTGTCGTTGGTTCTACCGCCAGATATAGCTCGACGACACTGCAAAGCGAGATATGTTGATAGGTCATCTCCTGAATGTTGCCCAATGTAAATCTTGGAATTCACCGTATTTGTGATTGCGTAAATATGCATAATTAACTATACCATATTCCCCAACAGTTGTCAACCATAAATTCCTGCTTCTTCAAATGGATCGCAATACCCCGCCGCCATCACCTGTTCAGCTTGTACTGCCTCTCGCGCTGAAAGATCGGGATTTTCCAACGCAGCATTCAACGCCCTCTGCTTAAAACATTTGGCATATGTCCCTTTACCGTACAAATGGTCATATTGCTGTTGTGCTTGGCTGGAGATGCCGAAATCGGGGCTGGCCGCTTGACGCTTACCTTCCATATCAGCATACCCAGAAAACTGATCTACCAAAATCGACAATGCACTAACGATATCATCATGTGTAGAAGCCGCAGTTCCGAAATTGGATAATTCGGAATACAACTCTTCGAGTCCGACGCATTGATTCGCAAAAAGAAGCCTGTCGTCACCAAGATACCTCAGCACCGGCTTCGCCTTCATATCTTTTGCGTTCTTCTTGTTTCCTTGACCGAGCGGGACGAACTCTATAGGAACACGAACACGTAATTTGTCCATTTCCCGATAAATTTCTTTTCCTAACCATTTCACGCCTACCGAATCTTCGATACACATGCGTGATGGTTTCCATTGGTTTGCGACGGCGGCTATCTTACCCGGCAACTCATATTCATTCCATCGACCGCGTTGGCAATCAATGATGTAAAACCGCCCTCCGTAAATTAAAGATGTCAGAATTACTGTATAGTCCGCCCAACTTTTCGTAGAGTAAGCAGTGTCTATACAGGTAACCACAAATCCCGTCTGCGGCAGTAAATTGGAATTGATCGTTTTCCGATGAAGCAATTCCAACGGAAATTTTACAACGTGGGCCTTGGTCGGGTCGTTGAGGTATTTTACAGCAAATCCTTCTACGTCGTGACACTCGCCCTTTAGAAACTCGTAGGTAAGCTGGCCGGGAACGTTAAACCACAATTCCCAATCAGACTCTACCATTTCGCTCTCAACTTTGCCTGCTTTTACAGCAGCCTGATTCGGCCACCATGCAGGCCGTAAATATACCTTCATCTTTACAGGATCACCATTTTTGACACATTTTTCAATGTGCTTCATGTCCTGTCCGTAGGTATCGTCGGAGTCGTACCATGTCCCGATTTTATCGTAAAATCCGTACGGGACTTTCATGGCTTTATTGATGCTAACCTGCTTGTTGACGTTCTTGATTCGGTCAACCGTCCGGCTATTCTCGTTCGTTACAACGTCATCCAGTTTCATGACGCCGACGTGCCATCCTGACAAGTTCTGGTCAATGGATGCTGCGAACACCGTACATTCCTTGTCAACAAATGCCGACGCAGGAGTTTGAAACTCTTGCTGTGTTCCGTCGTCCTTAGGAATACAATGCTCAGGAAATAGTACCTGAAATAGAAATATTGACCCATCCGGCATCATGCGCGGCTTGATCGACTTCTTCGTGTGATACAGATTCTCAGCGTCAGGATCACTGTCGTCCAACTTGAAATGTCCCTTGATTTCTTTTACGAAATCAACCGCTAGATCGAGCACGCCCGTAAGGATCATGATCGTAATTTCTGGCCAGTTAAGGATGTACTGAATTACGTCCGCCATGTCAATCGACGACTTAAAGCCGCCTCTAGGCACGAGCAATAGTCGCTCTTTCTGGTCGACGTACTGCGTTGCGAACTCCTTGAAAGTAGGAATCAGGGGATTCTTGCGGACGAAAAACTCGTTGCAGATTTCCTCGTGAGTGTTGTGAACCGTTCCATCAATCCAGATGTAAGTCTTATCCGTCGTATCCCTGTACTTTTCCAGCAAATGGCATAGCGCGAATAAATTCGTTTGGGCCATGTACCGATACAAGAGCATGCGGTCTTGTGATGCGGGATCATCTGTGATAACCCCGTATGCCTTACAAACAGCAATGATTTTCTTCTTGATAGGGTCTGTCAACCGCTCGAAACTTTCGTACGCATTGTGAGCCATGATGTCGAGGGGCATATCCTTGTGCTGATAATTGGTGTCTGCCTTGTGCTTGTTAAACCATGTTTCTA